AATTTTACCTTTTGGTTTAAATAAACGATAATAGTAAATATTTTCATAAACATCCTCAGGTGTTAATGTATAACTATGTGTACCGACATAAGTAATAACTTTAGTTGTTTTATTATCTAAATTACTTTCAATAATTCCTAACCCATCTAAGTCACGTGATTTAGTAAAATTAACTTGAGTTTCATTATATCTAATGTAATCAGTAAATGGATTATTTGCCCCCTGAATTACTATTATTAAATTTTCGGTGTTTTTATCAAAATATTTAATTTCATTATGTACCATTTCTAATTTTCGTCTATCAAAAAACACACGACACTCAGTAATTACGAAAATACAAGAAATTGAGACTATTATTAATTCAAAATATTTTAACTTATTTATTTTTTTAATAAAATAAATAACTATTAATACCCCCAAGATAATTCTAATATTTAAAACTAACCCACAAAAAATTGATTGTACCCAAGTATCATTATTACCTTTTATTATTTCTAAAAAATTAATGAGTGTCTCCATTCATTAAAAATAATAAATTGAAATTATATTATCAAGAAAAATTAAGGGTTTTAAGATTTTTAACTCTAATATTAATATCTTTGTTTGGATATTTAATTTGATATATTTGATTAGGTTCCGCAAATATAGTATCGTCAACCAATCCAATTTGTTTTGTTGTACTATCAACATATCTCTGAGATGTTTGTGACGAAGAATATTGACCCCCAACTTGATTAAATACTTGGATGTCAGATAATGAAATTACCCCATTTTCACTTTGTATCAATCTTCTTAATTCAGATATATTAACATTTTCTCCCATTTGTCGATTTATCGGGTCAAAATATTCTGAAACAATAGTAATTATTTGTGATATTACTGTACCTTGATTTTGTGTGTTATCTAAAACAACATCAACATTTAAACTTAAATCAATTACATTAGCACTTTGTATTGACACATAATCATTTATCATACGATAATTTGATAAGTAATTTGCCACATTATTTTTTAAAGTATTTGAAATAACTTCAGTTAACCCACCTGACTCATCATAAGATAACATTTGAACAATAATTTTATTATTATTTTCTGTTATTGAGACTTTTGCCGGTGCTCCGAATTGTGATGGCATTGTTCTTAAAATAGAATCATAATCATTAACCGTAACCGCTCTTTTTTGTGCCGAAAAATTGTATGATACTAAATTTCTCACTTCTTCCGTTGTTGGGAAGTTAGCTCCTCCGATTGCTGCCGTAACATTAGTACATCTTAATGAATTAACAACAGTCGTATTGACACTTTCTGACGGACCATTAACAAAGAATGATACCGTACCTATTTGAGTGATGGAATTAACCCCAATATTACTACCGGTACCACCACCAACTCTATATTGTACAAATAATGTTGTGTTAGGTTTTAAAGTACTACCTAACGCTAAGTTATTTGAATACTTATATAAATTTAATTGGAATCCGTCTCTTGCAAATTCTCTTAATTGTTCATCAGCTGATTGACTACCTCCACCAAAAGTCATTTTTAAAAAACCTTCTGGTGTAAATTCAGTAATAAACTTTGTACTTGTTTGGATATACTTACCAACTTTAATTCCCGGAGCGTCTGAAACTTTTGTTGGGTCTTCAACAAAAACTCTATCCTCAGCTAATGCGTCAACTTCATACCATTTGTTATCTAAACCTAAAAATTCTTGAGCCGAAGGTACATTACTATATTGTGTACTATCTTTTAGTAATACACCAGTGACACCTAAAACATTTTTTTCAGGTAAGAATAATTCATAAAAAGGACGAACATCATTTGATGTTATAACTTTTTTAAACACTTTTGTAGTCCCATTAACAACAGTTTCTCTCTTAGTTATGGTATAATTTAATAATTTGTTATTAGAATCAAAATTAGGTATTTTTAATCTATTGGGAAATCCTTCAGCATTTATTGGTGACGCAAAATCAATATCATAAACAGTTTCAAAAACTTGTCCTGCACCATTAACCTGAGAACCTCGTCTTAATATACCACAATACCTCAAATCCTCTTTATCACCAAACGCTGGCACTGTGATTGAGAAATCAACCAACGCAACCGATGGTCTCATCCCCGGAACTTTTAATCCATACGTTTTTGCAATATTAAATACTGACGACCTTTGTTGTGCGTATTGTAACACCGTTTCCTGAACACTTCGGTCAATATTAAATTGTAAGTTGTCAGTAACTGCCGCATTCAAATCTAATAACACCGAAAATACCGAGGCATCATTAAAATTTTGAATGGTGTCGGGATAATATGTTTTAGTAAAGTTAATTAACTCAGTTCTAATCGATTGGAAGTCCCTAGTTGTATAGGATATTTTTTTATTAGCCATAATTTTATATATTAATAATTACAAAGTCACTATTGTTAAACACATCGTTATTTACCGTGTAATCTATCTTAACCTTTGCAGTATGTTCTTTATTTGAGATATTCGGAACTCTAAAAACTCTCTCATCGTTATCATTTATGTAACTACCTTTATCTTCTTCACCATCCGAAGCATCAGTAATACTAATATTTGTTATTGTAATTCCGGGTAAATAAACTTCGGCAGCCTCTCTAATTTCAGATTCAATATCCGAAAATGTTGGGCCATCTAAAGGTTCAAAAATGAATTCATATAATCTTGTACCAAAATCCGGTAAATAATATCTACTACCTTTTCTAGATAATAGAAGGTGGATTAAATTAGACCTAATTTCTTGGTCATTATAATCTGATAAATCTAAATATTTTCCATCAAAAGAATCTCTGAAAGGAAAAGTTAAACCATAAGTGAGTCCATCTGCCATAACTATAAATATAATGTTGTCATTATTTTTTATAAATACACCCAAAATAAAAAATCACGACCTAAGTCGTGATTTATATTCTTACTAAGAACCACATCCAAAACATTCAAATTCTGTATCGTTTGGTTTTTCTGTTAATTCAACCTTTGGTTTTTCAATTGGTCTTGATTGACCCACCTTTGAGATATCCACCGCCAAGTGTTTAGCCCCGGTTGATATTGCCTTTGTTCTAACATAATAACAAAGAGTTTTTAACCCTTTACCCCAAGAATGGAAGTGTGATGATGAAATCTTTGATAATGTTGGGTTTGACATATAGATATTCATTGATTGTGATTGGTCAATAAATGGTGCTCTGTCAGCCGCCATATCAATAAGTTCTCTTTGAGATATTTCCCAAATTGTTTTATACTTTGGAATTAAATGTTCGATTCTCTTAACTTTTTTGTTGTAGTTTTTATCTTCAACATCAAGATAATGATTAAAGTTAATGTTTTGAACCGAACCTTCATTCATAATGATTTCATTTTTCAAATCCTCAGACCAAATACCAATTTTTTCAAAATCATTAATTAAGTATTTGTTAACAATTAAAATTTCTCCACCAACTACACGACGATTAAATAATGCCGAGTGAGCCGGTTCCGTCATTTCAAACGAACCTGTAATTTTAGCCGAAGAAGCAACTGGCATCTGAGCCGTGAATAAAGAGTTACAAACCCCGTGATTGGATACTTCTAACTTAAGTGAGTCCCAATCCCACATTCTATTTAATCCTTCGTAGTCTAATCCCCACATATCAAATTGGAAGATTCCTTTTGACATTGGTGACCCTTCAAAGAAGTCATATGGTTTGTATTCACCTGATTTACATAATTCCATACTCTCTGTAATTGCCGCGAAGTAGATTGTTTCAAAGATTTCTTTGTTTAATTTTTTCGCATCTTCAGATGTGAAAAGATAATCCATTAAGAAAAATACGTCAGCAAGACCTTGAGTTCCAATAGCAATAGCTCTTTGTTCTAAACCACCTTTTCTACCTTGTTCGGTTGAATAACTATTAATATCAACAACTTTGTTAAGTGCTCTAACAACCTTTCTAACTTCACTGTAAAGTAATTTGAAGTCAAACTCTCCTTTAACAATAAAGTTTTTCAACACCATAGATGACAACGTACAGATTGCGGTAGTTTCTTCATCGGTGTATTGGTAAATCTCATTACACAGGTTAGATTGTTTAATCACCCCAATGTTTTGATGGTTTGTTTTTCTGTTTGCACTATCTTTAGAACATAAGTAAGGAACCCCGGTTTCAACTTGAGATTCAATAATTTTATTCCAAATTGTTTGAGCTTTCACTTTTTTACCAAGTCCAAGTTCAACAGCTTTGTTGTAGTTTGATTCATACTCATCACCGTAAGCCTCTTGTAATGGTTTAATACCCGCTTTGATAATGTCGTTAGGACAGAATAAGTACCAATCACTATTGTTTTTAACCGCATTCATAAAGTTGTCCGGTAACCATATTGAGGTAAACAAATCTTTTGCTCTCAACTCTTCTGCACCCGTATTCTTTTTTATTTCAAGTAAATCAATAATGTCTTTGTGCCAAGGTTCTATGTAGATGGCAGCGCTACCGGGTCTTCTACCTTGTTGATTAAAGAATCTTAACCCTTCGTTAACAATCTTTAGGTATTTTAACAAACCACCCGCAAATCCTCCTGATGAATTAATACGACTTTCTTTACTACGAATACTAGACATACATAGTCCAATACCAGCAGCATCTGACGAATATGTTGAAATGTCGTTGAATGTTTGTAATAACCCTTCTCTTGAATCCCCGTGATTGTATTTCAATACACAAGACGCTAGTTGAGGTGTTTTAGTCCCCGCGTTAATCATAATCGGTGTTGCAGGAGATATTAGTTGATTTGATAATGATTGATAATACTCAACCGCTTGTTCAAATGATTTAGTAACCCATAGAGCCACCCTCATATACATATGTTGAGGTCTTTCAATTACTCTACCTTCCGGAGTTTTCAACAAATACATTTCTGATAATGATTTCCACGCAAAATAATCAAAATTGTAATCATTTTCGTGATTTATTACCGCATCAATATTTTCAGGACCATATAATTCAATAGTTTCCATTAACTTATCATTAATGATACCCTCAACGTGTAATGTGTGCATTGTGTTACAAAAACTATCATCAGTTTCTTTGTGATACGCAGATATAGCCACGGATGACGCCAATCTTGAGTAGTCGTGATGACTTCCGGTATAAGCCGCAGCAATCTCGTAAACCAATTTATCCAACTCTTTTGTTGTAATAACACCCTCTGTTGGAACCGAAGTAATCACCTTAATGAATACCTCATCAGCATTGACTTTTAACCCTTTTGACGCTTGTTTAACTCTATTATATATTTTTTGAGGGTTAAACGAAACTTCGTCTCCCCCTCTTTTTTTTATCTTTAATGACATCATATTAAAAATCCTCTGTAAATGTTAATGACTCACCTAATTTAGCTTTCTGATACTCCATAGTTCTTGACTCAAAGAAGTTTCCTTTTGTCTCAACAGCTATCTGTTCCATAAATTTAAATGGTTGTTCCACATTAAAGTGTTTTTTACAACCAAATTTAACTAATAAACCATCAGTAACAAATTCAAGATATTGTTTCATTAAGTTTGAATTCATACCAATTAAAGACACAGGTAATGATTCAGTGATAAATTCTTTTTCAATCTCTAATGCAGACAATAAGATTTCTTTAATTCTTTTTTCAGTTGGTTTGTTCTCAACGTGATTGTTAATCAAATGGATTGCAAAATCACAGTGTAAATTCTCATCTTTAAAAATAAGACTATTAGCGTTACATAACCCTTGCATAATTCCTCTTGATTTCATCCAAAAGATAGAACAGAATGAACCTGAGAAGAAGATACCTTCAACAGCCGCAAATGCCACTAATCTTTCTTGGAAGGAAGCGTTCTCAATCCAATCAAGAGCCCATTTAGCTTTCTTTTGAACTGCCGGTAACCTATCAATTGCGTGGAAACACTCGTCTTTCTCTTTATCATCTGACACATAAGTATCAATCAATAATGAATACATTAATGAGTGAATATTCTCCATCATAATTTGGAATCCGTAGAAGAATTTTGCTTCAGCATACTGAACTTCTTTTAAGAAATTCTCAGCCAAGTTTTCATTTACAATACCATCAGATGCAGCAAAAAACGCTAATACATTTTTAAGGAAAAATCTTTCATTATCAGATAGGTTTTCCCAATCTCTAATATCGTTAGATAAATCTACTTCTTCAGCAGTCCAAAACGCTGCTTGGTGTTGTTTGTAAAATTCCCATATATCATTATGTTCGATTGGGAAGATAACGAATCTGTCGTTATTTGGTTCTAATATTTTTTCTTTCATATTAATTATTTTGTTGGTTTTTTTCTTTTCTTTTATCTAACAAATCTTTGATTCTTTGTTTATTTCGTTCTTCAGTTTGTTCTTCTAATCCTAAGAATGTTACTGAACTCTCAGTATCAAT